TCGTGTCGTCCTCGTAGGCGCCGGTCGCCGTGTTGAATTTTTGCCACTGGTAAACTGTCTGTGTATCGGAGTCTGAGACAGTCCGATACTGTGCCTCATTGCCGATACACACCGTAGCGGAGCCGCCACTTGCCGTTGGTTCGGTGGAATAGACAATGCCGTTCTCAATCGAATATGTAACCATAATTAATACCTCGCTTTTACTAGAGCTGCTATAGTACCTGAACTCGCGACGCCTTTTATTTGCACCAGCAGCGAACGATTAAAATATATCGGCTGTTCAATGGGAATTATAGCCACTCTGCCTAAAGGAAATGATTGCTGTGTAGCACTTGGGAAATTGGTAGTTGCTACATTGCTCAATGTAGATAGAGTGCCTGCTGCTACGCCCTGATTTGATATTGAGATAAAATAAGCCCCGCCCAATAAATTTTCCAAACCGCTGATAGACTCATGCAAATAAACTCCACTGCTTACTATGGTATTAGAATGTATATCCGCAGTAGGTACAATGCCAAATCCAAAAGAATAACTGGTGCCTATAGCGCTTTGCGCCATATCTAATATAACGTTGCCATCAGCAGTAATTACTATCTCTAGAGCTGTGGTTGTGATTACGGTTGATGCAGCTAGGATAATTGCCTCTTCAAGCATTCCTTTGCCCGTCACACTCATCAATGTTGTTAATGATGTGGCATTTACGGCTGTATTGACCGCCTGATGCTCGGTATAATTCCAGGGGTTGAATTCATTATTTTGTAGAGCTTGCAATCCTGCCTGCATCTGAGCATTTGATTGCTGTATCGCCTTATAAGTCACAACATCCATATTAGATTACCTCTATTTCAAGTGTGTCGGTGTGATATTTGAGTGTCACGGTCTCGCCGGTTGAAAGCGTCCGCACCTCGGTTATGAGATTCGTCGCATACGTGAACACGTCCGACCTTACAATCGTGCCGTCGCTCGCCTTGTGGTCGACACGGGATATGTTGTCGCTGCCGTCTGTTGTGACATAGGCGACGGTGCCCTGTATGTCGGTGACAAAGAGCTGCGACTTGTTGATCTGCTCTTGAAGGTTTCCCGCCGCATCGGTCGAAAGCTGCCCCTTTATTCCATCAAACCAGGTGTTCCAAATGCCGGAAAACTCGTCCTCGAGGGCTGAAATGTCACTGGAATAGTGCGAGGTCTGCTGATTGTACCACGCCTGGTACTGGTTGAATATCGCCGTCGTGTCGGCCTGTATCAGGCTGTCCACCCATCCGCATAGCAGCGTGTCCATGCGCTGATCCGTTACGTTTGCCTGAGTGACTGATGCCACACCGGCGCCGACATAAACGTCCGCAAGGGCAAGCTCAAAAAAGTCTGCGTCCTGTTCCAGCGTGGGAGCTATCGGAGAGGTCGCATACGTCCCCTGCTTGACCGCAACGGTGATCTGCCGCCCTGCCATGTCAAACCTCATTACTATTCGGTCGATACGGCTTGTAGCGCCGTCGGCGATTGCAAGCGGCAGAGAGCACGCTGAGTCGTTATAGTACAAATATCCGTTTATCCAACCCTTACCTACCTGGACCTGAACAGTCATGCTCGTCCCGTCTGCGATTACCTGCAAATTGGTTCCGGGATTGGGGAAAACTCCATTCGTTATAAAGCTGTTGAAATAGTTCGCCCAATCCTCGGCCTTGTATTTGCGGTCACCGTTGACGGAATTAAAAAATCCGCTATGTTCCAAAGTATCACCTCATCTGTTTTATCTTTGTGAGCAGCGTCGGGACATCGTTGCCGAACGTGGGCGTCACGGTCATGTCCTGCTCCTCGTAGACTTCGGAAATTCCTGTAATCGGAGTGTCCACGGTAACTCCCCAACCGCCGGCAAAGTACGTAACGCTATCCCCGAGATCAAAGTCCTGCTTGTACACAAGGTTGCTGAGCATGTTCACCGTTGCGTCGAAGGTCTGCGTCTCGGTGCGCTGAGCAAGGTCGGTACTGCCCGAAGACGCGAGCAGGGCGAGGTAATCGCTCTGGTTCATGTACGTCTCCGTGCCGTCGTCGCCCTCGGTTTTGCTTGAAACGCTCGTCGAGTCTATGAACTGCTCATAGCGGTCAAGCCCGGCAGCGGTCCCCACCGCAGCGGTGACATCCGTGTCGACGTCGGTTGTCTCGGTGTCCGTGGTGCCGTCGTCATTCGTCGTTGTGGTCGTCTGCTGCGAAGTATACGTGCCGGCCACAAGACCGACGTTGCGGTAATTGTCGTCGCTGTCGGTAAACTCCTGTGTGAGTATATTTTCAAAGTCGCGGGAGAATATCGCGCGCGGGTTGACGCTCTGCCCGGCGGTGCGGTCGAGCCCCTGGTAGACATCGAATAAAAGCTGCCTGTTGACCGGATTGAATAAAATACGGTAGCCGAGCCCCGCCGCCGTCGCCATGTCGGTCAGACTGTCCGGCAGGTATTTGCTCGGGTCAAGCGTGGGCTGATACTGCACGGTCGCCGCGTAGCCCTTGAGCGGCCCGAGCACGAGGTGGGGGATAACGCGGCTGCTGTCGGCCGGGTTAATCGCATTCTGGCTTACGAGGTCGCGCATGGCCGCCTCGGCGTTGCCGTTATAGGTCGTGGGATTCCATGGGATACGCCGCGCAAGGTAACCGGTCAGAAAAAGGCCCTTGACGTCGATAGTATCCTCCCCGGTATCATCGACCTTGAGGTCACGGTTATTTATAAACGCCGCCTCCGGGTCACCCGACGGCCATATGATTAAGCCCTTTTGAAGCAGCGATATTGTCGTCGGATTGACCGGAGCGACAAGCTCAAAATCTCCATAGGTTTGATACTTCCTGTTCCACTGCAGACTTGAATACGTATCAATAATGCCAAGCGGGTTGAGGTCTTTATCGAAGACGTAAATTTCCACTCTTTATACCCCCAGATACTGCGGCGTGAAACGGATCGTCACATCCAGGCTGTCAAGTCCACTGTCGGAATCGTAGCGCAAAGGATTGCTGCCCGGCTGAAGCTGCATGAACGTGCTACTTAAAAGGTCCGCATAGTTGAAATAATTGAGCGTCTGGCCGTTCAGCGTGCCCGTCACGCCCTTGCTGCCCCAGTTGGTGTTTACCTCGATGACTTCGCCGGCCGCCATGGTTTTGACGATACGAAACTGCTCGCGGGTGTTCACATTCATTATGCTGGGATTTGCGATCGTAGCGAGTGCCGTAAATAAAATTCGCATACCGCAGGGCACGTCGCCCGGGTTCTCGACGTCCACTATAAGCGACGGCGCGCGCTCGCCGAATTCCATGCCGCCCGGGGGAATTTCAAAACCATCCGGGTCGACAAACTCAAATTCGGGAAGCCAAAGAGCTATCTCGTTGACACTTTCGGTAATGTCCTGCCAGAAAGGGTTAGGGCAAAGCAGCGTGATGCTGAAAGTCTGCCAGCGCATACTCGGATCACCGAAAGCCGGCGGCGTTTCGACCTCACAACTTATGCCCTTTTGAACACCCTCGCAGGTATACTGCAGGGTTCCGGTCAATTTCGGATTAAACACCGTCAGAAGCTCGCGCCGGTAACTCTCAAGCACGTTCGCCTGAGGCGCAACGATAAGCCCTGATATCGTGATTTCCCTCGTATCAAGGTTCTTTCCCGTTTCCGTCTGTCCGTCCTGTGAAGGGCTTTTTACCGTGTAGATATTATTCTTTACCCCGTCGCCTCCCTCAAACGACTGGATAAGGTACGGCCTGTCACCGGAGATTTCAACGCTCTGCCCGTTTGCATTCGTAAATATCAAATCTCTCATAAATCAGACCGTCCTTAGATTGTAGGAATAACCGAGCTGCCGCAATGCGTTTTTTGTCTGTCTGGCGTGTTCGGATGGCGTCGGCGTTTTGCCCTGAAAGTACTGGTGAACCGTTATCCCACCGCTTTGAGCCGCCGCCTGAGCATTGCCGCCGGGCGACCCGGAGGCTGTCTGCGCCGGGCTGTACGGAGTCGAATTTACACCCACGCTTATATCCTGTGCGAGGCTTTGAATGGCGTTTTGCACCTTGTATTTATTCGCGTTGATGCCTTGAGCGAGACCCGTCATAAAATCCGGCATCCACGACTGATAATCGACAAGCGGGCCGGTATCCGGCACACTGAAATGCAACGCCGACCGTATCGTATTTGCCACGGCCGAGACCGCGCTTTCGACGCTGCCGATTGCGCTTTCAATGCCACTTACGATCCCGTTGATAAAATCTTTACCCCATTGGAGCGCCTGCTGGGGCAAGCTTTTAATCCAGCTAATCGCGGCGTTAAACCCGTCCTGAATTGCGCCGGTGATCAGTCCGGGGTTTTTCAATGGCCCGGCATATTTATTGATGAGATTCGACGCCCACTGAACTGCCTGCCCCGGCAGGCTCCCGATCCAGCTGATTGCATCATTCCAGCCCGTTTTCACGGCGTTTGTAATAAGCGAAGGATTCTTAAGCACGGTGGCAAGGCCGTCCCAAGCCGTTGTAACCGTGGTCTTTATCCCGCTCCACAGGCTTGAGAAGAAGCCCGTAAGCGCACCCCATGCAGTCTTTGCATCATTGACGGCACCGCTCCAAAGACTTTTGACAGCGCCGGTGAAACCAGTCCAGGCAGCCGTTGCGCCCGAAGTTATTCCGCTCCAAAGTGTAGTGAAAAACGACGTGAGGCTGTTCCAAATGGCCTTTGCGCTGCCGACGGCGCCCGTCCAGATACCGGTAATGAGAGACATCCACGCCTGGATAAGGCCGGTCACCACCTGTTGGATTCCCGACCATATGGCTTGCAGGTCGGTGCCGATTTTTGTGAAAGCCGTTTTCGTGTCAGTCCCGAGTTGCGTCCAGTTACCTGTGACAAGGTCGCAGATAAGCAGCACCGGTGTCAACACGATGGTCTTTATAAGATCCCAGGCAGCCGATAGTATGGTCTTGATGCCGTTCATGGCGGTCTGTATCCCCGCGCTCACGCCCGTCCATGCGGACGGTGATGGCCGTCACAAAAGGCGTGATGATTGCCATAACCTCGGTGCGGATACCGTTCCAGATGGTCGTCGCGACCGTCTTGATACCGTTGAACTCCAACAAGACCCCATTCTTAAGTACGTCAAAAGCTGCTAATGCCCCGTCTTTTATCCCGCCTGCCCCTGCGGTCACCGCGCCGGTTATTCCGCTCCATGCTGTGGAGGCGCCGGTTTTTACGCCGTCCCAGATACCGGAAAAGAACCCGGTCACCCCGTTCCACGCGGCTTTAAGACCGTTGATCGCGCCGTCGAAAGCTGATGCGATCGCATTGCCGGCGGCAGTCACACCCGAGGTAATATCTTTCCAGAGGCCTTCGAAAAAGGTCTGGATTTCGCTCCAATGCGTGATAACTTCATAGGCGACTACCGCAAGAGCCGCGACGGCGGCAACGACAAGAAGAATGGGGACGACCAATGCGCCGAAGCTTACCGCCGCACCTCCGGCGGCCGCGCCGGTTAAATCGATTGGTATGGCCGCGCCCCCCATTATCGTGCTGAAAGCGGTGGTAACCGTATTTAACAGTGACAGGCCGCCGATCAGCGTGCCCACTATAGTTATGGTCACGAGAATAGCCGCCGCGATCTTTGGGTGCTGCGATATCGCTGTCGAGATAGGCACAAGGATCTGTTGAAGAACCCCGCCCAAGGTAACAAGCACCGGCAATAGCGCCGTGCCGATGCTTTCCTTTACTTCGGTGAGATTATTCGCGAGCTGTTTCTGGCGGCCGGAAAACGTATCCGCCGCTGCGGCTGCCTGACCGCCGAACTTCTGGTTAAGCTGATCTATGATGACTCCCTGCGCTCCGGCGGCGTCCCCCGTGGCTTCCATTTGCTTGATCTGGTCCTTTTGCTGGGCCGTGAACTGCACCCCGACGCGAGTAAGAGAGGTCAAGCCGGTTGTCGGGTCATTGAGGGCCTTGCCGATGAGTTTCGCTGCAGCCGGCAGGCTCTGTCCGGTCTTTTGAGCCATGTCAAGCATCGACTGCGTCGCCTGAGGAAATACGTTTTTACCGATGTTTGTATAGGTGGCAAGAATGGCCTCGCCGGACTCAACCGTATCTTTCGAGAATGTCGAAACATCCTGCTCCTTTTGCGCGAGGTTTTCCATCTGCTGCGCGGAAAGGCCCGAAGCGTCGCCGGTCGACTTAATGGTCGTGGTAAGGCTCGTCTCAGCGTTTTCGGCATCCGACGCCGACTCAACGGAGTCTTTTAAAAGGTCTCCCGCTGCGAGACCGACCGCACCTATCGAAGTTTTAAAATTCTGCATGTTGAGACCCAGCTTATCCGTCGCCTGGCCGAAAAGACTTTGGCTTTTCGACACACTGTCGATCTGACCGCCAACGTCTTTGAGCGACGACTCCATTCCGCTGAGCGACGCTTTGGCGTTGTTGTACTGGGTGGTGCACTTCTGCATGGCGGTGTCGTTTTTCAGTACAAGATTTTCGGCGCTGCTGAGCTGGGTCTGAAGGGCGTCGTAATCGTTCTTCAGCTTTACGGTTGCATCATCGTTTTCACCGAGCGTTGCTTTGCTGGTTTCCCATGCAGATTTCGCCGTGTCGACCTTGTCTTTGAGGTCGGTCATTTTCTGAGAACTGTTATCAAGGGCGGTGCTCACCTTAGAGAGCTGATCCTGATATGCCTGTACGATCTGCTTTTGAACGTCAATGCTGTCTCCGAGGGCGGCTGCCTGGCCTTTTAAAGCGTCGAGGTTGTTGCCCCAGTCCTTAACTCCCGCAACACTCGCGTTAAATCCAGAATTTATTGTTCCGAGCTGCGTCTTCAGGTTTTTTACCCCTGTGGAAAAGGAACTGTCGTCAAGAGCGATAGCCACCGCGAGAGTCGATATCGTGCTGTCAGCCGTTTGGTTCACCCCTTTTCAGGCAGAAAAATAGCACCCTTTCGGGTGCTGCAAGTAAAAGTAATATAAAAATGGCGCCCGGCGAATGGGCGCCTTGATTCTTATTGGATTTGTCTGCCTTGTCTGCGCTTTCTGATACCGTGAATTACAAAATAAATTACCAAAGCGATTGCGATAATGGCTATCCCGGCAACAGCGAAAACAGGGACCGCTATCATTATTACCGCAACTATCGCCACCACAAAGACAAAGGCGATCCATTCAGCCGAGGTCTTAGACGCGCGAACAGATGATCGTGCTTTATGTAAACTGCGCTGTTTCGTATAGTAAATGCCCGTTCCCGGTATTCCGACAGTCTGCCGAACGCCGCGTGGCCCCACGCTTACCCGAGCGCCTTTCACGCCGGTACTGACTCCTACGCCGCTTTTTGAGATGTTAAGCCGCGTATTCTTGCCTATTTTTATAGAACGCCTTATATTCAATCCCATAATAATCGCCTCAAGGATAATTATAGGATTTTTTGCATTCGACTGCAACACGCTTTTTAAAAATCGTCGTCCATGAACCGGATATCCTTTTTGTTCGCTTTATAGATAAGCAGGTCAAGATAATAGAAAAAGTCAAGATTGTCGACTTCTTCAAAGGAGACGCCGTTCTTCAAATGTTCAAGGTAGAATTCCTTCATGAAGTCAGCGAGGGAAATAAGCTCTGTGTCTACTTCCCTCCGTGACCGTTTGGGATTTCACTGATTTTTTGTTCCGTGGCCGTCGTGATCTCGTTGATAACCCGCTGTATCGTCGGTGTAAACTCGTCGGAATACAGCCCGTCATAGAATTCATCGACGGTGAATTTGTTGCCGAAAAGCTCGACGATATAATTTACAAGCTCATCGAGCTCGTCGGGACTCAGATTGTTCAAATCGATCTTCGACGTAAGTTCCGCGATCTCGCGGATTTTGCGGGCGCGTGGCCGCGAAGCGACATAAATTTTTTCCGTTACCACCTCGGCGCCGGACTCATCGGTATCTGTGCAAGGGTGCAGCTTCAAAGTTACCGCCATCTTTTATCTTTCCTTTCATATTGAGGCCGGAGGGAATATGTCCCCTCCGTTAAGCCGTCGTGAAGTTTATGATCTCCGCCGCGGCCAGATTGTTGTTGAAATTATCCGCGACATTGGACGAGGCAACGGCGATATACGTCGTCGCGGCCGCAAAGCTTTCCGTCGGCGCGAGCGTTATGATCTTGCCCGTCGTATCCGTCGAAAGGCTGAAAGGCACAGACGAACCGTCGCTTGCCTTAAGCAGCATGAAATTACCGACGTTGACAGTCGCGGCGTTGGGGGCCTTGTTAAACGTGAATATCACGCTTGAAGTGTCCGGCACGGCCGTCGCGTCGTTCGCGGGGGTGCTGGTAACGGTGAGCGCCGTCTTGTCGTAAGACGGCAAAAGCAGCTGCTGGCTCCAGATTTCCGCGATGTTGTCGGGGCAGTTCGGATCGTCGTCGTCAATCCAGTAATGCCACGGGTGAATAGTTCTGCCCTTCTCATCGACGTATGAATAGTCCGTCGAGAAAGCGGTGCCCGTGAGCTGCGGAGTCTGCGACAGATCCGGCTTGCCCTCAAGGCCTTTCATATCGGCGTCATAAGGCGTAAACTGGACTTTGTAAATATATCCGTATCGGTTGACAAATGAGCCGTCGCTTTTCTTCCTGCGCAGTGGGGCGTGGTACATAATGCACTTATACGCGCCCTCGTCTTCCGCCGCCGCGACCGTGCCGCCGCTGGACGGTTTCGACTGCGTCAAAAGAAACGATTCATCGTCGGCCGTGAGGTCGTAAACGTTAAGCCCGATATCCGCGCTTTGAAACAGTGCGGCGTTGTCGATCTGCCGGTTTTCCGCATAAGCCTGATCCGTATTGATTTTCGGCTTGATGCTGAGTTCCTGAGAATTGGCAAACTGACGAATGTTCTGCGCGCTCAATCCCGAGATTGCGTCGACAAGGTCAGCGGCATAAATTTCCTTGATGCCGTAAATTGCCATAGGTTATTCCTCCTTTAGCAGTAGATAAACCTTAAAGGTTTATGATAAATTTTTGTGTCCTGTTCGTATATGTCCGGTCCGTGGCCGCCGAGAAAACCCGCGGCAAGCATCGCTGATCTGACCTTAGAAGCAAGGTCGTCATAGTCGGAGTCTTTACTCCAGATATCAACCTGTATGTAGTACCCGGTTTCAATTTCCTCGTTTTCCGCCCAGGCCTCGCCCTGCGCGTCATAAAGAATAAACGTGATATACGGAAAAACTGACCCGTTGTAGGTCCCGAACATCGGCGAAATGCCAAGAGGTGAGCACACGGGCGTTAAGGCGTCGACAACCATTTTCTTATAATTCATTTTTTCAGAGCCTCCGCAAGCATCTGTTTGATGATCTCCTTTGCCTCGGCCGCATGATGATTATAGGCAGGCTCTAGAAACGGATGCGGAGCCGCGGGTGCCGGGCCGCCGTGGCCGTATTCCACAAGGTGAGCGACAGGGTCGGACGAGTAATCCTGTATTGTTTTGACGCCGTTCACCTTTTTGATTGAGCTCATTTTAAGGCTGTCACGGAGTTTCCCGCTGTGGTCTATAAACGCAGTCGTATTCTGAGCTTCTTCTAGAATAGGCTGCGCCGCGGCTTTCAGCGCCGCATTTTCGACCGCAGAGGCGTTATTCACTTTGAGTTCCAACTCTTCGACCAGGTTTCCGAGCCCGGAAAAATCAATACTAGCCCCCATTTTCGAGAACCTCCCTGCAATGCAGTTGCATCCACTGCCGCGTACCGTCCGCATCCACCGGCGGCACCTTTATTTCATAGGTCTGAGCGTTCTGGTTTGGAGTGCCGTCAACCGCGGTACCGTCAATCAGCTGCATTCCCGCTTTCACCCCGTCGCGGTAGTAGGTCGTGAACATAACGTCGTCCTCTTCCTGCGCCGCCGCGGCGTCGAAAAACAGGCGCCCTTTAAGACCCGCTTTTCCGGCATAAACGGTGCAGAGGTTTACCCAGTTATACGCCGGATTCCCGTTTTCGTCCGTTTTGCCCTCGCTTGCATTCTGCCGGATGG